GAACCTTCAAAAACTAAACTTCCAGTTGTCCCTATTAATAATTGTCCAGTTACAGTTGACCCATTCTTTGCTACTTTGTCGTCTTCTAGCTCGTTGATAGCTGCCTGAACATTATTAGAACTTAATTGACCATGAGAGTTATAAGAAATTGATGAAGCTTGTTGTGAAGCAACAGTTGTTGAAAGGTCTATTTCTACCCATGAGCTAGAAGTTGAACTAGTAGTCACTCCTAAGAGGTAGTCGGGCGGTGACAGTTGTCCAGTTATTCCAGCAACACCGCTTGGCGTTCCCTGAACCGAAATCACGACATATCCGCCGTCTACGGATTCGGATGCAACTGGCAAATTCTGGCCTACTGTCAAACCAGCAGCAGCTCCAGCAGCAGTTACATAATCAACTTGGCTTAAATTAGCGTTATAAGTTCCTAATCTCACCAAGGCTCCCTTAGTCAGCGTCGTAATCGGATTCCAAGCGTTTCCGTCCCATAGGTATGCGTCTTCAGCGATTGGGTCGAACAGTAGCTGTCCAGTAAACGCTGCTGTTGGATAACCTAATTGTTGTATAGATTGAATTATTGTTGTTGATGAATTACCGAGGTGAGAGCTATCAATTGAACCTGGCTGAATCCTTGCAGCATCTAGAGTTCCACTTGTAATTTGACTAGCCGCAAGGTCAGGGATTTGTGAGGCAACGAGACCTGCGCCACTTGTAACAACACCTTTATTATCTACAACTACTGATTGATAAGTACCAGCACTAACTCCACTGGTTGAAGTATAAATATTACCAGAACTATCAATATCAATTCCTCCTCCAGTTTGAACAATTACAGCTCCTTTATTACTATTATTTGCTGTTGGCAAATCTGCGCTAACTAATGCTGTAGATGCAATGATTTGACCAAAAGCATTATATTCAATGCCTGAAATAGTAGTAGCACTTGTTGTTGATGCAAGGCTTAATTCACCTGTCCCACTTACACTTAAGCCCCCAGATATTGGGACTGAAACAACACCAATTGCAGAACTTGTTGCTTTTATTCCCGTTAAATCAGATGAGCTTAAGGCACTAGATCCAGTAATTAATCCCTGGGCATTGTAATTAACTTTTAATGCACCATTTACAGCAGTAACAACATTATTAATTCCAAGATTTCCGCTAGAGATATTTAAACTTCTGTCGATGTTTGAAGTTGAAAGTTTTACCGCTGTTATTGATCCGTCTCTTAACTTAGTACTCGCATCAATTCCTGTTATAGATGAGCTAGAAGTTTGGATCTTATCATTAGTAATATTTCCATTAACTATATTGTCAGTATCTACACTATTGTCACCCAAAACTGAACTTGAATCAACACTTAGAACGCCTCCAGTAGTGATAGATAACCCACTACCAATTTGAACAACACCCAAGGCAGATGATGATGCTTTGGCATTGCTTAAATCAGAATTACTTAAATCACTAACTGAAGTAATGAGTCCTTCTGAATTGTAGGTAATACCGTTTTTTGTAGATGCTCCACCTGAGACAGAATTATTAATACCAAGATTTCCACTTGCAACATTTAGACTTCTATCAATATTTGCAATATTTAATTTTGCAGCAGTAACTGAACCATCTCTTAGTTTTGTTCCTCCATCTAGACCTGTTGTTGAAGAAGTAGAGGTTTCAACTTTTGCATTTGTAACAGCTCCCCCCAAAATGCGATCTTCATTAATGGCATTTGTTCCAATTCTTGCCGCTGGTATTTCTCCACTGGTTAAAAGAGCTGCACTAATGTTGGGAATATCAGTAGCAGAAAGATTTGAAGCTGCTGTAATTATTCCTTTTGTAGAAACTGTTAGCTTTGTGTAATCACCAGCAGTCAATCCAGATTGAGTTTCAATAGATATATTTCCACTACCATCAACATCAATTCCAGAATTAAGTGGAACAATGACTCCACCTTTGCTTGAATTTGTCGCTGTTGGAATATTTGTTGCAGAATTATTTTGACTTCCAGCCGTTACCTGACCTTTTGCATTAACAGTTACAGATGCATATGTGCCTGGAGATAATCCAGAAACATCAGCAATTGATATTGCACTATTGCTATCAATAGCCAACGCTCCAGCAGTAGGTACAGAAACAGCTCCTAATGCAGTAGCAGTTGCTCCAGCTCCACTTAGATCAGAAGTTACTAAATCACCAACAGATGTTATTAATCCTTCTGTTGAATATGTAATTCCATTTGCTGTTCCAGCTCCACCGCTAACAATATTGGTTATTCCTAATTTCGAGCTAACAACGCTTAAACCTCTATCAAATTTAGAAGCATCAAATTTATCAACAGTTACCGTTCCATCACGCAGTTTTGTTCCCCCGTCAATCCCAGTAGTAGAGGAACTCGAACTTTGAATTTTTTCATTAGTAACAGCTCCAAGCTGAATGGCTATTGTTGGAACTTGGTCAGTGATTAATGTGCCAACCTTTGCCGCTGGAATATCACCATCATCAATAACTGCTACACCACCCGCAATTAATGCTTTAACAGCTATCTGTTTTGTTTCGTTAGCACTGACATCAGCGACTACAGCGGCATCAGTGGCAGTAACTGAACCTTGCGGTAAATTATTTAATCCCGTAATCTCTAGATCTGGCATAACCTCTAAACTAAAAACCTCTCCCTATATTATGCCTCAGGAACGAGAATTGCTTAATCTTTTTATTCTTGCTCTAAAAGAATTGGACTTCCATCTTCTTGAAGAATCTTATATGTATCTTCCTGAAGCAAATAGCTAGGAGTTGCTCCTGTATTTAATTTTATTTCTCCATTAGTAACAAATTCAATTCTTGAAGTGATTTGCTCGGTAGCAGGAACGCTTACAACAACATTGGTAATAATACAATCAGCCTCATACCAAACACTGTTAGAGGTGCTGGAATTGTCTTTGTAGATAAAGAATTTTGATTTAAAGTCAGCACCTTGAGTAAGCCTTATTACTAATTGAGCAAGATAAAAAGGAAACTCTCCATTCTCTCCACATTCTTCATTCACTTTTGCTTGATTATGTTCCCACAAGCATTCAATGGTTCCCTGACCACTAATCAACCCCGCCTCATATTGTCTTTTAAATTGATCTCCTAAATGCGTCAAATCGACTGAATCTCTAGATGTAGTAATTTCGTAGTTCGTAATATTTGCAATATGCCTATATCTACTATTTACAGTTTTTATTGTTATTTCTTGAATTGCGCTTGGAGCTACCAAAGCAACAGCTCCTGAAACAGTGCCAGTAATGGAAGCTTCAAATGTTGTATAAAGTCTTAAACCACCTAAAGGATCAACATAAACAAACCAAGTCCCATCAGCATGGGCGTGACCGCTAACAAGTTCTAAATTGCTTTTATCAACTGTTGCTATTTCAATTCTATCTCCAGTCATTAATGCGCTAGAAGCACCTTTAACAGAAAATCTTTTTAATGATGTATTTACGTCACTAGGATCTAATTGAGTTCCTAAAAATGAATTTAAGGAATCTCTTTGAAGTTCTATATCTCCATATTGTCCTAAATAAATACCGTTCATTAATTAATTAATGTTGTTGCTGTATAAGGAGCGCCATTTGCTTCCCATGTAAAATCAACATTCGTTACTTCCCCAACTGAAACCCCCATAGAAACTCCAGTTATATAAACTTCAAATTGAATATCCCTTGCACTTACATTTCCAGTTCCTTCTGTTAAACGCAATTTTAAAACTACTTTGGTAGAAGAAGCATTAGTCCCATCACCAGCAGCACCTCCAGTTTTTATAGCAGCAGTTAATAAGTCTTTTACATTTGAAGTTCCCCCAGCACTTGCTGTGTAATAAGCAGCCGTACAACTGCCTGAATAACTTCTTAGGCCATCTGTAATCAATCGGTCAGTGTCACCAAGGCTTGTTGTTTCAATAACAGCCATTGACATGGAATAGTTCCAGCTCTTTATTTGACCTACAGCATTTGATGAAGCCCCTATAAAAAGCTCCCCATCCTTGCCTGTGTAAAAATTAGCCACTTCCCCTAGTCAAAAGTTGATTCTATTCTATATGAATATCATTCCTTAGGCAGAATCAAAGAATCAAGAATCTAAACAAGCAACGAAAGAGCAATTCACATTACTAATGCCAGGGAAGACACTCGTCACTGTTGGGGGGCTTGAATATCTCCACCTAAGAGAGGAAAAAGATTCATTAAAATAAGACCTTAAAGGATAAGAGTTGATTCCTGCTGTGACTTGTGAATTAGAAAATGAGACATAATCCCAGTCTGAATTGACAAATTCATAATTTTGTAAAATCAAAGCAGCGTCATTGTCAGAAATATTTGAGAAGCCTAGCTGTAAACTAGCATTTACTCTTTTATTTCCATATCGGATATGGGTTTTAGTACCATCTAGACTTTGAAATTCTGTACTTGGAAAAGTTCCAGGGTTGTAACTCCTACTTGAAACTTTTACAGATGGAGGGAACTGAACAGGATTAGCCATTAGTCGCTCACCACATCAAAACCAACATCCCAATTTTGCATAACGGCTAAATTACCATTCTCATCAACTGGAGCATAGCTACCAGATACTTCAATTAAACCTTCCTCACCATAAGAAATGGTCTCACATTTATAAATCTTTTTTTCTGTAGTCTCATTTTTAACTGAAAATACTGATCCATAAAGGCTTTGAGAAACATTTGTTGTATCTAAGGTTGCTTCATTGACTCCAACTGTTCCTGGCTTCCAGAAATAAATGGAAATATTATTGGGATAACCTGCTGAACTTTCTAATCCATCCATACTCACAATCTCACCATTAGCAGAGATAGCACCATTTCTAAACCTAGAAGTATGAGTCACCTCACTAACTAATTTAAAATAGTTCCCTGGAGAAATTCCCTCCATATACTGAGGAGCCGTTGTGAAGCTCACTCCATGGTCAACTAAACGCCTTGTATTAATTGCATAGCAAGCAAAGTTTCTGGCTTGTTGATATGAACTACAAAATCCAGACATATCGAATTTTTCAATAGGATCTGCAATTGAACCGCTAGTAGAAGAAACAAGAATTGATTTTGTTTCTGGAAAGCCATTCTCGCTTTCATTTCGCCAAAGGACCACAGCTCTAAATAATTGTCTTTCTTGAGGGTCTAAGAATGAAACCTGTAAATTTTTGATATTGCCATCAGTAAATAATCCAACAACTTTTGGAGGAACATTCTTATCTATAACATTTTGAGGATTAACAGGAACAGAAGGTTTAAGGCTAAACTTCCCTCCGATAATTGTGAAATCTAACAAGCAATATCCAGCATGTTCAAATAAAAATTCTCTTAGATTTATTTTGCTTGAAATAACACCATCCCAAAAGAAATTATTTTTCTTACAGAAATCTGCTGCATCTGCCATCGCTGGCCTGTCAACGCTATCGGCTCCAACAAGCTTGCCAGCTCCATAATCTGGGTTAGTCAGTAATGCATATGCAATTTCAGGAAACAAATTAGAAGCACTTGTTCCAGTAGTTATTAATCTTTCAACTTTAATTCCTTTTTTAAAGTAAGCAGAAAACTGACTGAAGTTTGTCCATTCCTTTGAACTATTAATCCTTAATCCAGCAAAAGCTAAATCACTATATTGAGCCGCTGCATCATCTTTATTTCCAACAGGTTTAAGAATCTCGTTCACATATACAATTTCATGACTTGGTTCATTTCTATTACTATTTTCATCCCCTTCATAAACATTCCAATCAGCAACAACATCAAAAGGATTTAAATTTCTTTCATTTATTTGTATTTCTCTAGAGCCTACTTCTAATTTAATTTGTATTCTATTTGGCAATCCAACCCCAGTAACATCTGATTCGCTTGGTATAAATGCCACATCTCCATTTCTATAATCTAATCCTGTATAACTTGAATTTAGATTCCAACTAGCATAATAATAATATTGATTTACGTTATTACCATCTAAATAGGATTGTCTATAAACAGTTAAATCAACTTTTAATGATCCATAATGCCCACTTCCACCAATAACAGAAACAGTGCCAGAATAATGTGCTGGAGGAGTAATTGTTCTTAATTCTTGTATGTCTGTATAAAAAAGCCAATACTTACCTTGTGGGTGATTACCTTGAGCATCTTGGCTTGGTATATATCTTTTAGGATCATTTGGTAGCTTAAATATCACCTCTCTCCAATTTGTCACACCATAGCCAGGGTCATATCCTCCATGCTCTCTTGCATCCTGACCTCCATTTTTATCCCAATAAATTTGCCAGTGATAACCTCCAACCCCTACATTGCCTGGATTCGTTACTGAATCCCAATAAGCAATTGTCCTATCACCTGTATAAACATCATTTTCTATTGTTACCCATTCTTGATAAGTTGGTATTCCATTAAATTGACTATTGTTTTGCCAAAAAGAAGATGAATTATTTTCTGCTTTAATTACAGCTCCATTTATTGTTTGTTTCGTTTCTCCTATTTGCCATTCTGGATTACTTAAAATTTCTGTGTCTTTATTTAAATAATATGCCTCATCACCTGAAAAACTAATATTAAATCCACCGTATTGATTAATAGATGAATAATGATTTATTGTTTGATTCCCTGAACTTGCACACTTTAATAAATTAACTCTTTTATTCCAATTTCCTCCCCTAGTAATGAAATTACCAGGGTATGGTTTAAATCTATATTCATATTGTTTTGTATTATCAGGATGATGAATACTTACATAATTATATTGAAACTGTGGATTATTTCCTTTTATTGCAAATAGACCTAAATGATTATCTAATCCATTTTTTAAGTCCGTCCAAGTATCTGAACCTAACTCTCTAACTTGAAGCATGAAAAATTCTATTCTTGAAATATATCTATCAATTTGTCCCAATTGGATTTGAGTTCTTTCAGACCATGCTTTGTCCAAAGCATCTTCATTAGGTTGACTATCTATATTGGCAAATCTTATTTTTTTATATACTCTGCTTTTTATACCTATTTCTGTAACATCAACTTTTCTGTTATTGCTAACAGTAGCAATTGCAACTCTTTGACCTGTGTAAACATCCCAGCCATGATATAAATCAC